GCGACCGCGGGCGCCTGGGCGCCGCCGCTCTTGGCCTCGCCGCCCTTGCCCTCGTCGGTCTTGTTGCCTGCGGCGTTCAGCTTGTCGGTCACGTTCGAGTCTCCTTGTTTGCCGTGGGTCTCTTCGACCTCGGTCTCTTGGCTGTGGTTCTGGTCGTGGAGCAGGTAGCTGTCGGACTGCGCGGGGACTGCGGTCAGGCTGACCTCGCGGGGCTCCCACAGGGTCGCCCGGAAGGTCGGGGGCGTGCCGTCGGTGGGCATGTCGCCGTCCATCCGGACCCGGTGGATCTTGACGCCCGGGGACACCTGGCGCAACACGCCGTCCTTGACGTCGCGGCGCATCCCTGCGAGCTCGTCGCGCTGGGAGAGCTGGCAGGTGGCGATCACGGCGTTCTCGCCGGTCGCGGGCACGGGCTCGAAACGCAGGCTGTCGGCGCGGAAGACGCCGAGCACGTTGCGGATGTCCCAGCCGCTGTTCGCGAAGGTCGCGCCGGTCACGTCGCCGTGGTTGTCCAGCAGGTTCATTCGCCCGCTGTTGATGCGGTCGATCTTCACCTCGCCACGCTGCGTGCCCAGGTACAGGAAGTAGGGCCCGTCGTGGAGCTGGCCGTCGTCGCGCAGGAACTTCTCGCCCGCCGCGAGCACGACGTCGAGCGTGCCGGCCTTCTCGTCGTAGGTCTCCGGCCGCGTGTCCGCGAGCCCGAGGACGAGGGGCAGGGCAGGCTTCTTCGCGCGCGGCACGGTGGTGAGCATTCCAAGTCGCGCCGGGGCGCACAAGCCCCCCCGTCAGGCGGGCGGGGCGCCGTCGCCTGGCGCCGCAGGCCCGCCGCGCATCGGGACGGCCGGGTCGCACTCGACCTTCAGGCCTAGGGCGTTCAGCCGCTTGATGTCCGCGGCGAGCTCCGTCCAGACCTCCTCGGGGTCCTGGCCGTCCTGGCGGATCAGGTCCGAGATCGAGGCCAGGCCCGCGCGCGCCTGGTCGCGCATGCCCGGGACCTCCTCCTTGGGGTTCAGGATCAGGCGCCGCGGGGGCGTCCACCTCACCCCGATCTCGCCCATCGGGAGCTCGCCGGCGAGCTGCGCCGCCTCGACGAACCAGCCCCACAGGGGGTCCAGGAACTGCGGCACGAGCACCAGCCATCGGAACCGCTCGATCGACTGCTGGCTCGTCTGCGCGCCCATGCGTGCGCTCGAGTAGTTCACGTTGCGCCAGTCGCCCGAGAGGGCCTCGTAGGTGACCCCGGCCGCCGCCGCGATCGCGCGCAGGTTGGCGGTCACGTAGTCCGCGTAGTTGTCCGAGGCCGGCGGGTCGGAGAACGCCGCCGTCTGCCCAGGCCCGAGGTCGATCCGCGCGCCCGGCTCGAGCTCCTGGACGACCTTCTCGCGCGTCACGCCCGGCGGGACGGGGTCGGGGTCGCTGGCGGGGTCCTGGACGATCAGCGTGAGGCACGCGCTGATCTGCTGCTTCAGCAGCGACGCGTCCTCGTACTCGGAGAGGCCCCGGGCGCGGATGATCACGGGCGCCAGGCGCGGGACGCCGCGGAGCTGCTTGGGGCGCTTCGACTCGTAGACGTGGAGGATCTCGCTCGCCGGCACGAAGCGCGAGGGCTCGAGCTGCCCGAACATCTCTCCGGGGTGCTGGGGCCAGATCCAGTAGCCCGTGCGCTGGCTGATCGCGTCGAGCTCGATCCCGGCCTGCACACGTCCGCCCGAGGGCGTACGCCAGTTGTCCCGCGACTCGTCCAGGTGGTCGGGCTCGAGCAGCTCGAGCTGGAAGGGCAGCGGCAGGCCGTCCGAGGGCCGGCGTCGGCGGCGGCGCACGAGCGTCTCGCCTGACTCGTCGCACGTGCGCGTCAGGAGCCCCTGCAGGCCGTAGACGTTGTGGCGACCGTCGGCGTCGATCGACGTCTGCTCCATGTGGCGCCGCCAGAGGTCCTTCGCCTTCGCGACGACCTTGGGGTTCTCGTGCAGGGGCCGCGGCACGATGCCCGTGCCGACGATCTCGTTCTGGCGGTTCGAGAGCGCGCTGGTAGCCCAGGCGTCGTTGCGCGCGAGGTCGCGCGATCGGTCCCGGATGCGCCCGAGCACGCCGTAGGCGGCCGCGTTCTCGCTGGTCGAGGGGCTCGTCCACCCTCCCGTGCGCCGCGAGACGCTGCCGCCCTCGTAGTGCAGGCGCAGCAGGTGCGAGGCCGTGCGCGCGCGCTGGCGCCGCAGCTCCGCGTGCGGCGAGAAGAGGCCGACGAGCTTGTCGATGGAGCTGCCGAGGTTCACCCGAGGTCCTTGTGGGTCTCGAAGTAGCTCGTGCGCAGCTCGCCGTCGGACTGCCCGAGCGCGCGGCGGATGGTCTCCGCGATCGCGCGCAGGTCGGACAACGATCGGTACTCGACCTCGCGGTCCGCGTACTTGACGCGGCGCGTGCCCGAGACGATCGCCCGCTCGATGGCCGCGAGGTCGTCTAGGGTGAAGGTCGTCGCCATCGGTCGAAGTATCCAGGGCGGCGGGTCTTGCCGCCAGCGCCGGGCCCTGGCGCTGGTGGTGTCCCCGCCACGCCGGGACGCCCGGGATCATCCTTGGGCGGGGGAGGCTCGGCAAGACCCAGGACGGTCTCGACCTCGCGCCAGTGCCGCTCCTCGTAGCGGTCGACGCCCGCGAGGTAGGCCGCGGCGCGCGCGTAGACCCAGCAGTCGAGCGCCTCGTTGCGCTCGCGCGTCTTGGCCCACTCGGAGGTGGTTGTGAACTTGTGCCCGCGGCGGATCTTGGGCACGAGGGACTCCGCGGTGAGCTGCTGGAAGAACTCCTCCCCGAACTCGGGGAAGTGGCAGAAGCCGGGCGGGCAGGGACCCTCGATTGGCTTCTCGTGGCGCAGCCAACCGTAGAGCTGCGCCTTCAGGAGGCCCGTGCCGACAGGGTAGAGACGCACGCCGCGCCTGCGCCTCTTGCCCTGGTCGTTGACCTCGACCGCGCGCGCGACACCGACCGGGGTCTGCAGCGTCTGGCGCCCGTCCATCACGGCCACCTGCCGCTGGCTGTGGTGCACGGCCCAGGCGTAGACCGTGGTGGTCGCGAACCCGGAGTCCACGCCCACCTGGCGGACGGGCGACAGCCCCCCGCCCGCGTGGGGGTAGACGCGCCCGATCAGGCGGTCGAGGTCCGCCCACACGGCAGGCTCGACGACCTTCCCGGGCAGCACGACGTAGTCGACGATCCAGTGCTCCATGCCCCGGCCCCAGGCGACCACCATCGCCTCGATGCGGTCGGGTTGGACGTCGACGCCCATGGTGATCACGAGGCCGCCGCGCGGGACGACACCCGGGGGGTAGGCCTCGCGCCGGTCGTAGAGCGGCCGCCAGGGGGGCGCCTCGCCGACCTCCTTCCACGTCTCGCCGAGGACGGTGTTCAGGAAGGTCTTGAGCTGCGCCTGGTCCTTCGTGCGCCGTGCCTCGAGCCACTGCTCGACGACCTCGACCCACGAGAACCACCCGAGCGGGGAGTAGAGGCTCGAGAGGTGGAACCCGACCCAACCGCGGCGGCCCGTCTCTGCGCTCGCTACCCACTTCCCCGCCGCGAGCATCTGTTCCTTGTGGTGCTCCTCGATCGCGTACCCGCACTCGACGCAGCCGTAGGTCACGGTGCTCGGGTCGTCGTCCTGGTAGTGCAGGTGGACCCACTCGAGCCGCTGGAAGTGGCCGCAGGCCGGACAGGGCACGTGGTAGTACCGCTGGTCCGTCATCAGGAAGGCCGCCTCGATCCGCGAGCGCCCCTGGATCGTGGGCGTCGAGACGAGGGCCATCTTCTTGCGCATCCAGTTGCGCAGGCGCGCACGCACGAGCTCGACGGGGTCGCCCTCACCCTCGACGTCGAGCTGGTAGGCGTCGAGCTCGTCGAGCGCGGCGTAGCGCACGGAGGCGAAACGCAGAGCCGCGGCGCTGTTGGCCCCAGCGAGTGTCATGGGACCGCCCGGGAAGTCCTTCGAGAGCGTCCTGTTGCCTGAGTCGCGCGATCGCGCCGGGCGCACCTTCGCCTGCAGGCGCGGGTTCGCAGCGATCATCGGAGCAATTTTTTCCTTCGAATACCTGCGCGCGTCCTCTTCGCGCGGCATTACGCACAGGATCGGGCCAGGCGCCTGGTCGATGCAGTACCCGATCCAGTTGAGGATGCACTCGGTGCCGCCGACCTGCGCGCCCTTCATGAACACGACGACCTCGCTCGAGGACGAGGGCGACAGTTCGTCCATGACCTCGACGAGGTAGGGCGTGCGCGCGTTGCGCCAGCGGCCGTGCTCGGAGTTGCTCGTGCCGATCACGCGGTAGCGGTCGGCCCACTCGCTCACCTTGAGCGCCGGGTCGGGCATCAGCCCGGCGCGGAAGGCTTTCCCGTAGACATCGCGTGCACTGATCACGGCGGCGGACCCTCAGCGATTGCCAGGCGCGCCAGCACCTCGGCCGCGCCGGCGACCAGCTTGTCGGTCAGGGCGCGCGGGTCGCGCATGGGCGCGAGCTGGGGCCCGACGCGGCCCAGGTAGTTCAGGATCTCGTCGCGGACCTCGCGCCCGAACCGCTCGGCCTCGCGCGCGACGTCGTCCGCCTCGACGATCTGCCCGGAACGCTCGCGGTACTCGA